CGGTCAATGGGCCGGACGAATTTATCTCTGCGCAATGCGGCGCAGAGGATGATGCTCTGGACACAAGCCAGAGCATCTGGTCTCGCGAACGGTTATATGGTTCGCGAGTCTTTACAGTCCTTCATTGAGACTGTAACACAGCCCACCCGACATATTGAGGTGGACCCAGATTGCCTGACGAGGGCAATCTGTACCGACCGGGCGCCAGGCCCGATCAAAATATCGACAGGACCTAGTGCCTGTCTTGAATCCACCAGAGAGTCTGGTGGACATGTCGCATTCTTGAAGAATGTGACAATGCGGACGGTAAAATCCGTCTACGATCTCAGAACGCTAGAGCGTTCTGATTTACTCGAACCTGTTCGAGTATCCGATGCGTCATTACTCGCATCGTTTGCCATAGGCCGATGTCTCAATCAGCCTATATTAAGCCGCATGATAAGACCCCATGCGGTATGTGAGCCTTCGAAAGCGAGGCTCATTACGGTAGCTAGTTTTAGCTACCAAGTAGTCATGAGCATGTGTGCTCATGTATGTGTCCCCTTCATTAAGACGAGGGGCACCCTGACGGGCCTCGAAGGGGCCCGCCACCTATGGCAATATTTATACCATGGGTTGAATCCGGACAACACTGAGTTGTCCGAGATTGGTCATCCAATCTACGCCTTCTCAACCGATATGGAGAAGGCGACCGATTACGGGTCAAGAATTTTCGCCCGTAAAGTATTCTCCGAAATAATTCGGAGAAAGCGGGATGATTCCCGCTTCCCTACCGGACTTATTGCGTTCGGTATGCACCTCTTCTGTTCGAAGAGGTATCTCCTCCTCCGTGAGAGGAGGGGGAGGAACGGAGAAGAGTACTTCTCCGTAAGGCCAACCACAAGAGGTTGGCTCATGGGGGATTACTTTACAAAAGTGATCCTCACAGTGGCAGGCGAGTACCTGTCACTGAAAGCCATGATGTCATCATGGCGTATATGTGGTGACGACCACATATCTCTCGGAAAATACCGAGAGGGCCACAGGTTTATACTTGCGGCAGAAAGCATCGACATGAAGATATCGATGCTGGACACGTTTATATCACGTGTCATTATGTACTACGCCGAAGAATGTGCGTTAGTACCGCAGGGTGTATTGGACACCCTGAGGATCCAGATTAATAGAAATCGTGGATCAGAACTGGGGTACATAGATTACCCCAGAATCCGACTCCTTTTGCCCATAAAGCTTGAGTCGGACGCCTACTCGTATACTACTACGGGTAGAATGGAGCTTCTTGGTAAAGAAGCCCGATGGGTCGTCGCATCAGGCGGTGACCAGGCCCTGTTCCACAGGGCCCAATTGATACAGAGACTCTCTGTACCTACTGAGGGCAAAATACTTTGCCCTTTCACCCCAAAAGATATTGGGGGCGATGGCGGTTTCACGAAGAAAACCGCCTTCCTCCTCCGGGTTATAGTCCGGAGGGCCGGGTGTTACGGTATAATAAGTGACACCCGTAGACTTGAGCTGATCGGTGAGATCAGCTACAGAATCCTGTCATTATATGAACAGGATTGGGCACACAAATACGTGTGCAGTCACCGCCTATTGGCGGGGACAACTCGGAGAGATGCGTTCTCTCCGATAATTGATAAACTCAAAGAGTTTATCCCCGAGGAACACCGTATAGTTCCTCGCGATGACTTGGAGGAGGTAATTCTCTCCTCCATGAAACACCTGGTTCAAACACCAGGTGAAACGTTCTTCAATATTTTGAAGAGCCTTTACTACCGCGAGATTTTCCGCGGTAGAGATCCTCCCGAGATACCTCGGGGGGGGCCCCCGGATATGTCACTCCGGGGCCGGACGGACCCTGTTATTTTATTCAACAGGGTCAGACAAATCCTAAGTCAATTTCTTAGGATGTGGGTGAACCCAGGGTTCACCTATAAGGACAAGAACAAGTTCTTTGTCCGTACAACCTTCACGGTTGACTCCCTAACTGTGCAAGCTGGGGAGGAAGACATCCGACAACTGGATGTCAATGGAAGGGAGTTGTATCTAAACTCCCTTCTCCACTTCCTCAGAGAGGAAGGGACATTGCCGGCCTGGATGTCGGCAAGACTCGGACAATATTTTGAGTCCGACATACTGGTGAAACATAAGATTCACCAGAAGATCTCCCAGCTACGTGAGGCTGGGAAGACATTCGCTATGATTATAATCATAACGAGAGACCTCCGTCTGTGTGCGGAGGCCCGGAGGCTGCTCGATGCAGCCCATATATGGGGCCTCGTGATGGCCCTAGACCCGATGATGTATTTATCGGGCCGACTTGGGGAAGTCGAAGGAGTCTTCCCCGAAACGACTATTGTCGAAGACCAGGGCGCAATGACCTGGTGTGACCGTCACTATTTTAGAGACGGTGTCCCAGAGTTTGACATCTGGGAAGCTCCGTGGTCATGGAGACCAACGAGATACGAGCGTGTGCTCGTCGCGCGGATGGAAACATCCCGCCTATATCCAATTGAGGATACGCATCCCTGGATGCGCTAATGCCCCTTCTGGGGCACACCTACCCTGGTAGGCACCACACCTTGGTCTACGGACTACGGTGTAGCTTGGAGCCATGGCTCCATT